TTAAAGTTAACATATTTTCTATGGTCATAATAATCACCAAGATGAACTATATGTTTTACCCCTCTTTGTTCACATTCAGGAAAAAATACATTTTCATAAAAGTCTTGGGAATTTTTTAAAAAGATTTCAGAACTGTTTCTAATCCCACAATGTGTGTCGTTAAGAACTGCTATTTTCATTTGGTTTTTTTCTCAATATAACATAATCATCATGAATGATCCACTCTAGTGTATCACCAACTTTCCATTCTTGTTCTTCAACAATTTCTTCTGGAAACTCGATTACAAGATCATCGTCTTGTTTTAAAACTTCCACTTGATACATTTTAGTTTTCTTCATTCCATAAACTCACTTAAATCAGAATCTGCAATTTTACTTCTTTTTTTACGAACTTCTTTTTTATATACTTCATCAAAAACTTGATCTTGTTGTTTTACCTTATCGATTCTATCTCTTAATGTATCAACGAATGTACTTATAACACGACCCGCCGCTTCATCCGCAAGATCTAGATCAACAAAGTTTTCGATACCAGATTTCTCTAAATATTTTAACTTAACATCTTGTTGTTTTTTCTCTTTAGCAATTCTTCGTAAAAATGCATACCATGAGATTTGCGTAAAATAAGCAAATGCATTTGGTTTACCAGTACGAGTTGCTGTTTCCAAATTGTAATTATGTATAGCCTTTAAACAGTTTTCCACCGCATCCATAACCATCTCTTCGCGATATGTATAGCGAATGAAATTTGATTTATGAGACAATCCTTCAGAAATGCGTAAAAAACATTGTGCAATATAATCTGTTACTATGGGAATTTCTGTATTATTTTTTTGAGCTTCACGGACTCTTGTTACATATTCTACAACTGCTTGAGAAAATTCAGCATTATTGACATAATGTATACTTTTTCTTTTTGCCATAATAAAATCCTTTTTATAAAGATAACATTATTATATCACCTTTGTCATTGAAAGTAAAGAATAAAATTTTAATTTAAGATTAAAAAATAGTTCTTTACATATTGATCAAATGGTGGTATAATAAATTAAGGTTTTTTGGAGGGTGGATACTACCGACCATCCTCTGTCTTATATTGCCATTCGCCTGTATGACCAACAGACCACTTAGGTTCTGTCTCTACGGCGTAATTTTGTGTACACACTTTAAAGTCCGGCATCTTTAACTTATAAGGCGTGAGACTTGAGTCTCTAAAAATAACTCTATTATTAGGTTGAGCAGCAAATTGTCCATTATCCAATTTTATTACATTAAAGCTTTTGTGCTCTGGATCATGTTCACTAAAGTTAGTGTTGAGTATCGAATGATCCGGATGACAATTGTCAATGCTAAACATATATTCACCAGCATGCATTTTACGATCTTTGCCGAAAAATTCACACCGACTTAGTAAAGGTTTTTCTAGTACGGTAAGATGATAGTCAAAGCAATCCCAGAGCTGAAGAACATCAAGATCATGTAGATTGTCCATCTCAATATCTGTTTTCCAAGTAAAAGCAGAGAGTGGGAGTTTATCATACAGTGCTCCGTATTCTGTTAGTAGTGTTTCGAAGTACAGTGCTTTGTATTGAATAGATTTAACTGCGATCCAAATACCTGGCGTAAATTCACCATGACCTTTTTCTAGATCATAGAGGTATTCTTTCCTCACATAAACTGGAATTGGTGGTAAAGGATGAACGAGAAACGACATTAATGCAATGTACCCTTTGGTTTAAATTTAATTACATTTTCTGGCATGTCTGAATCTTGTTCTGCGATTTCAGCTAATTGAGTGAGATACATATCAAATTCTTCTTCGTCCATATCCATCATTTTTTGAGATAGATCATCAAGTGAAGCTGTAGGTTTTTTCTTTTTATATTTAATATTTTCTTTTAATTCCATTATAGCTTTTACATATTGTTTTATTATATCAGATGAAGGATTAACCTCTGCAATAATGTGACCAGAATTAATAGTATGAAGTTCATCAGGATCATCCATAAAAACCATCCATGGTCTAAAAGCATAAAAACGAATACCCTTTTCAAAGTCTTCAACATTTACAACTTTAAGAACGCTACGAACTATAACCGCATCATTTTCTTCATTGTTCCATTCTAACACTTCACAGATGATTTCATCATCATTAGACATTTTAAATTGTTTAAATGTTTTATCAATCATTTTAATGGAACCCTATAGGTTTTATGAGTAAATCTTTCTTTCTCATATATTTTAAGACGTTCTTCAGAATGAGTCATAGCAAAGTTTTTTCTAGACTTCCAACTAATATTATCTATAACATCGTATAATTGAGTTTCCTTCCCATCGTCACTTTTACGAAGACCGCGACCAATGGACTGTAAAACACGAATCTGTGATTTGGACGGTGAGGCAAATACAATGTTGTGTAAGTTTCGTATATTGATGCCAGTACTAAAAGTTCCAAGGCTAGCAACGATAATAGCATTTTTTTGTTTCTCCATTATTCCACGAATTGCTTCTCTGTCTGTAGTATCTGTACCACCTGAGACAAAAAAAACTTTTCTATTTTCATCTACCATATTATCTATTAAATTATATAATGGTTTTCCATGTTTTTCAACATAATTATAAAGGACAAGAGTATTACCATTAAGACTAACAGTTAAATTACTTATAAACTTATTTCTTTGTTCATTTGTAACAATATATTCAATCTCTTCTTGATAAGTTTTTTGACCAAATTCTTTTCTTATTTTTTCACTGTATTCAAGTTCAATTCTTTTTATTGACAATGGAGCTAAATGATCATCGTCTTGTAAATCACGTGTAGTCGTTACTTTGTATGTTCTACCAAATAAACCTTGTAAGACTAGTTCATGAGTCTGAGTGCCATCTAAAGTACCTGTTGTACCGTATCTATATTCTGCTTCTCCACATTTATTCATAATGCTAGTAAGAGACTTTGACTTAAACCCATGACACTCATCTCCAAATACCGCACCGAATTGTTCGAACCAAGTTTTAGGAAGTTTGTATATTGATTGCCATGTAGAAATAATAATAGGAGAATCTGTATCCTTATCTTTACCAGAATAAATCTTATGAGCAAGTCTATCTGGTAACCCATATTCTTTAAAATCACTTGTCATCTGTTCTACAAGAGATGTAGTCGGTACGATAACTAATACCTTTTTATTAGTAGAAGTCGATATATGACCTAAGTAATATGATAGTAGTATATAAATGATGAGTGATTTACCAGAACCAGTAGGAGATAACAGAATACCCCTTTTTCTTTCTAATCCCTTTTGAACAGCATCTAACTGATAATCTCGAATTTCGTATGGAAGTTTAAGGGAATCGATAAATGATTTTAATTGCGACTCATCAACATGTTGTTTTTCATAAGGCAACCCATATTCAGAATCAATAGAATCTACCATATATCCTCGACCACGAGAAAATTGTACAATGTGGTGTATAAGACCTGCAGGTAATTCTTTTGTGTTACGATTAAACAATCTGATTTTACCATCCCAAATTTTATTTTTATAGGCTGGCATAAATTTATAACCAGGAACATAAAATGAAAAAAATTCATTCAGTTCTTGACCAATTCCAGAATCGCAATCTATGTAAAGAGTTGCGTGGTTTAATTTCCAGATTCGAATTGTCTCCACTTAATCATATTCCCAATGGTTTGGTGTCGCCATTTAATATTATCGACTATATCCGTTAATGTTTCTATTGTAATTTTATAGTATTGTATTTTTTCTTCAGACTTTTGTATCTCNGGATCTGCATCATAATAGTATTCCATCTCACCTTTTAAAACCTTGAGACCATCAAATGGATCTGGATCCCAACCAAGTTCTTCAATATCAGACTGATCCATTTTACCATTATAATATAACCACTTTTGTTTCAACAAATTTTTTTGTTGAAATTCAGATCTTTTTAATTGTAGTTTGTAAGTTGATAACAATTCTAAGTATTTAGAATGTAAGAAAGGTGTTTGTCTGGATGCTTCATCTAAATTCATATTATCAATAATACAATCTTTTGACCACATTTCGTGGATACTTTTCAAATCAATCATTTTTACTCCATCATAATATAGTTATTTATTAACCAGCTAAATTGGTCGTCACATTAATTGATGGTGATCCATCAACATTAGAAGTGTAGTTTGCACCAAGTAATTCAAAATAAGAAAACCTAAATGATGCACCAAAGAAAACAAAAGTTCCTCCACCCTCAGTTGATTCAAATTGAATATCAGTTAAAGCTGTTGGTACACAATCTATATATCTTACCTGTCTAGTCTTATTGTTATGACTTGAAAGAATAGTCAATGTCATATCTGATACTGCAGGTGGATAATCTCTAGTTCTTGTTAATGGTGTTTGATTTACAATATCTAGATTTCTTCTCATCCATGAATACATTTCATCATATGATTTCATATCTTCATCAAGAAGAATATTTGCTTGTAATTCATTAAAGGTTAGTTTATCACCAGTAAAAGGAATACCAGTAATCTTTTTATATGATACCTCAACCGCATTCATAATCATACCAGGATGAATAAATGACTGACAAAAGAATTCCAAGTTAGGGAAATTCTTTCTATCGACAGTCAGTTTAAATGATGTCGGTTGAAGGTAATTAAAATTATCTGTTAGTTCTGCCATGATACTATTTATACAAGTTTAGATAAAAAAAGGAGCAGCCGAAGCTGCTCCAGTTTATTAAGTTTTTTTATTATTAGAATTAAGCGCCGAGGATGTTATCTACACGGAAAATTCTGTAGTACTGGTTAGTCTTAACAGCAGCAAGACCATCAGCAGGTGTTAAACCAACGAATGGGTTTGAAGCCATGCCGTAGCGTGTCTTAAATCCAATCTTTGGCTGGAAGGTGTCTTCACCAACTGCACGAACCATTGTTAATGGAACGTATGGGCAATAGAACAGACCAGCGTCATATGGGTTAGTACCTTTGTAACCTACGTTGATGTAATCTGCAGATGCATATGGGTCAATATAGACTCTCATACGACCATTCAGAACACCAGCAAAAGTGTTGCCTGTGTCATCAACATTCAGGTTGGTTGCCATTGCAGGAGCATAGTCCAACATGCCTGAAGCAGCAAGTGCAGAAGCTACGTCAGAGGAACAAACCATGAAGTTACCTTTACCTCTACGTGTTTCTTTAGCAATTACGTTAGCTTCACGCTCGATCTGAAGAATCAGACCTTTGAACTTTTCTACTGACCAACGACCATCAGCATCCGTTTGGATGTTGAAGATACCATTGATAGCAGTGTTTGACTGCAGAGCACCTGTTTTAGCTTGTGCATTCATAGTACGGATAACTTCACGGTTGATTTCAGCAAGAATCTCAGTTGAGAGAATGTTTGCCAATTCCGTTTCAGCATCCAGACCATGGATAGCTTTCAGATCCTGTGCAAGTTCTAAGCTGTATTCAGCTTTCAGTGCACGTGACTTAGCAGTAACAGTTGCCTTTTCAATGGTAAAGCCCATTTCACCGAATGAAGAACCACCGGATGAACCAAGTGCTTCAGCATCGTCTGTTGGCATACCACCAGCAACGTCAGGACCACTCAAACGAGCATCGTCAATGCTTGAATCGATTGAACGATATGCAGCATCACCTGGAGCACCGCTTGAATCATCAGAGATACCTGACAGACCAGAAGGACCAGAAGTTTGAGTTACAGAAGAATCACCAGAGAAAGCGGTGTTTGCTTCGTTGAACAGTGCTTCAGTGTTTGAAGTTGAACCACCGCTATAACGTGACTTCATCGCAAAGATGAGGCCAGTTGGACCAGACATTGGCTGAACACCACAAATGTCATAAGCCATCAGGTTAGGCATTG